CAAGAGCGTGTCAAGTTAAAAGGAAATAATGACAATGACTCAGGAGAAGGAACCAACCCAATACGAGATTGAGTTAGACTTAAATCAAATAAGAGAGTCTGTTAATTGGTCCCAACTATGTCGTGAGTTTGAATCAGTGTTTTATAAAGTTGGCATTTCGTGTAGAATAACTGCTAAAACTAGTTTCAGTAATGGAAAAGTATATATTACAATTGATAGAACACAAGAACCAAAGTATAAACAATGAAAAGTTGGACTCAATTTTTAGCAGAAACAGAAACAAAGTATGATTATTCGTCTACGCAAATAAATTTGCCAGATAATATTTCTAGTAAAATAATTCAGTTAGGCAAAGATATCGATGACAAAGATATAATGATTGGAAAAGATGATTCTTTAAGAAGAGAAACAGAAATTCACGTTACTTTGCTATACGGACTTCATTCCTCTATCCCTGATGAAGTCGTTAAAATTCTTAAAAAACAAACGTCATTTGAATATACTTTAGGAACAACATCGCTCTTTACAACCAATCCAGATTTTGATGTTTTGAAATTAGATGTAAGCGGAGATGGGCTGAAAAAACTAAACTCTCTGCTTAAAAAACTTCCTCATACAAATCGTTTCCCTATTTATAAGCCGCATGTAACAATTGCCTATTTGAAAAAAGGCAAGGGCGTGTTGTATGATAAAAAAGAAAAATTTAAAGGAATGACTTTAAAAGCAAACAAAGTGATTTTTAGTTCTCATAATGGAAAAAAAACAGAAATAAAACTTATCGATTAAACATCTGTTTGTACGGGGAAGTTTAATCTAAGTTGCGATTGCTCTGATATTTGAGACTTTGTTCTGGAAATTTCCCCGACAAATGTTACAGTCCATTCATCGTTTTTAATTTTCAAAAGTTTATTCAAAACTGCATGTTGCTCAGGCATCCATACAACTACTTGATCTTGAAATCCATCCTTGACAATTCTACACTTTCTGTAATGCGTCATTTTATTCATTGAACTTTCCTCAAATCTTGATGCCTTAAATAATACAAATATCGCTCAAAGACATCTTGAGCCTTGTTGCATGTATCAATCGGCAAAACGTCTTCGTATAAAGCATTCTCACCCTCATAAATCAAAGGTTCTTTCAATTGTAGATAATCTTCAATTAAATGCAAGCCTTTCCCTTCTTCAATGTTTCTCCAAGTAAGAAAAATTGCTCCGGGCGTCTTTGGTGCCATCTCAGCAATACGTCTCAATCGAAATGTGTAATAACGAAATGCCCCTAATTCTGAATACTTGGAATTAGCTGACATTAAATTTAGAGTAGACTTTGCATCTCTAACTAAATAAATAAATTTGGCAAACCCAAAAAATGATTCACTAGATAGTTGTGGATTTGTTAAGATCGTATCTGAATAAATTGCTGCACTATTGTTCAATTTGTGCTTCATATCGAACAATGTTTCAAGAGAATCAGGATGATCGTAATCAATTTTAGTGTTGAAACATTGCACTCTTTGATTGTTATTTAAAATCGATTCTAAGACCTGATGTCCAGATTCGTGATGTGTTATTATAAAAACAACTCTTTTCATAACTATTATAGAGTAAATTAACGTTTCAAAATAATAACTAAAAACAGTCAATTGAAAATGAAAGTAGGAATAGATGCCTTGGTGGGATTTTTATAAACTCTTTACGTATGCGTTCGAAGATGATCCTCTGTCTAAAAAGAGGAAGGCTTCCGATCTATCAGGTGCGGGCGTGTCGCAACCCGATGCTATCCCCGATATAAGACAGGATGGTTCTTATTGGGGTGGTGGCAACGGGCTTATTCGCCTTCGTGATACCAATGACTTCATTGATTTGTCAACAGTATCAAATCGTCAAAGTCGCTATAAGGAATACGAACGTTTACGCAACGTAGCAGAAATAGAAATGGTAATGACCGTTTTAGCAGACGAAGCATGTCTGTACGGTCAAACTAAAATTTCTACATTAATGGATGGTCTTGTTACCATTAAATGGCTTGCTGAAAATAAGAAAGATAAACCATTCTTGGTTTATTGTTGGGACTTCGAAAAAAACGATTACACACTCGGTTGGGCTTATGATCCTAGATTGGTCAAAAAAGCCAAAACTGTTCGTGTTATATTGGATGATGGAACTGATTTTATATCAACACTCGATCACAGGGTTTTATTAAAAAACAGCGAATGGATTAATGCTGGAAAATTAAAGCGTGGCGACACTTTAATGCCTTTCTATCGAGTTAAGGCAGACAGAGACAAAACTAAAGGTAATAAAAATCAATTCCCTCGTATATTCACATTCAACGATGGGTGGAAACATGAAAGACAATTTATCGATGAATGGAGAAGAGACAGAAAAGAAGAACAATATGTAAAAGTAAATCAAGCTTCAAGACTTATAGCGTCTGGAATGACTACCAGAGAAACAGCTAAAATCATGGGACATCAATGGTATACCATTGATGGGTGGATAAAGAACGAAGGTTTTTCCACCACCGAACTCAAATGGCTTGGCATGAAGGAAGATCATCGCAGAGTAATAAGTGTACAGGAATGGGATGAAGTAGATGTTTATGACTTGTCTGTAAAAGAACATGAAAATTTTTGTGGCGAGTCATGTATATTTCATAATTGTCAAAAAGGCGAAAACGATCATACTTTCAAAATTCAATGCGCCAATGAGAAAGTGTCAGAAGAACTACACTTTCTGTTTTTCCACAGAAAAATGCTTAACATGGACAGAAGAACTTGGAAAGACTTCAAAAATATGTGCGTCATGGGAGATCATTTCTATGAACTTGTAGTTGATCCAGAAAATCCAAAAGATGGTGTTTTGAAAGTACAAGAATTGCCTGTTGACAGCATGTTTCGCATGGAAACTACAAAAGGCAAAGTTGTCGAATTTCAACAAGGCAAAGAAGGTCCAGATTATGAATCGCTAGCAAGAGCACCTGTCCCACAAGCAACAGAAGCAGATTTGCAGCAATCAAAAGCTTTGCGGTTTGCTCCAAATCAAATCGTTCATATTAGAATAGGTGATGATAGAAAGACGTTCTATCCATATGGCGTTTCTTTAATCGAACCCGCTCGTGGTCCTGCTCATCAATTAAGATTGATGGAAGACGCCATGTTGGTATATAGGCTAACACGTGCGCCGGAGAGAAGGGTATTTTACATAGACGTTGCTCAACTTCCGCCATACAAAGCAGAGGCATTTATTGAGCGAATGAAAGACCAATTTAGAAAGAAAAAAGTTGGCACTGGAAAAGGCACGGGAGCATCTGCCGTTGAGGAAAGATGGCACGCCCCTGCTGCCGATGAAGATTATTGGTTGCCAATTAGACCAAATTCCAACACAAGAATTGACACTTTGCCGGGAGCACAAAATCTTGGTGAAATTGATGATGCGGTGTATTTCCGCAACAAGCTATTCACTGCTCTAAATTTCCCTAAGAATTATTTTTCAAATGAAGATGCGCAAACTACTCGCATTGCATTGTCGGCACAAGATGTAAAATTTGCAAGAATGATTGAAAGATTACAATCACACTTTGAAGATGGATTGTGGCTAATTGCAGATAGACATCTTCGACTTAGAGGATTCCCAGAAGAAGATTACGATGATCTAATCATTAAAATGACACCGCCTTCTGATTGGCGAGAAATGAGCAGAGCAGAGGTTGTTACTAGTCGTTTCAACAATGCATCATCGCTCAAGGGTTCAATGTTGTATTCAGATTTTGATATATTGACAAAAATTCTTAAGCATGATGAAGACGAAGCTGAAAAAATGATGTCACGTATAAAGATTCAAAAACTTGAAGATTTAAAACTTCAAGTATTGGCTCAAAATCCACAATTGCTTGGCGTTGGAGTACCCGGAGCAGACGAAAAAGAAATTGGTTCAGAAGCTGGTGGTCCAAATCCCATGTTATCTCCAGAAGGTGGAAATCCACCTGCTGCACAGGGGCAAGAATCTCCACAAGGACAAGGACAAGGACAAGGAGGAGAAGCGCCGCAAGGAGAGCAGCCACCTCAAAATGGCGGCGTAGCTATACCAGAACCTGAAAATAGTGATATCAAGAAATACGACTTACAAATTCATTCATACGATCAAGAACAAGACAAGGAAGAAATAGATTACAGTCAAGAAAGCTAATATGATTTCAACTTCAAAAGCATCACAATTGGCGTTTAATAACAGCGAAGCAATAAAACTTAGCAAAGAGGTTGGTTGTTATTATTGTTGCGAAATATTCAACAAAGAAGAAATAAAAGAATATACGGATGATGGCAAAACTGCACTTTGTCCAAAGTGCAGCGTAGACGCAATTTTGTGTTCTTCACAAGGCGAAATAACAAAACAAATACTAGAAGAAAGTAATAAATTTTGGTTTGGAGACGAGTGATGAAATTATTCGCCTCCACCACCGTCTTCTAGACCTTGGGCACCGTCTGCTGATGGCGGAACCATTTCGTCTGAATCTGGATCGTCAATGCCTGCCGATGATTTTACACTTTTATCCATGTGCGAATTGCAATCGTCAAGATGATGTATCTTGGATTTAATATCAGGGTCTTGGGCTGCTAACTTTTTGAAAAAAGCTAACGTGTCAGTTTTGTATCGTTCCCAAGCCAATCTTATAGCATCTTGCAACGCACTATCTGGGTCTTGTTTTGGCACAGGTGCTTCAGCATTTCCAAAAGCTGGATTATCATTTCCTGATGGGAAAGTTTCTACAATTTTTTGAGAATACCATTTAGTAAATGATTTCATAACTATATCTCCATTTTTATACGTTGGTGCATACCTATTGTGTGGAAGCTTCATTTGTATAAAAGCAATAGTATTAATTTATTTTTAAATAT